CTACCGGCCAACCGTCTGGGCGAGAATCACACCGTATTGTGCGGGATCGAGCCCCAGCAACTCCAACAGCGCCTCTTCCTTGAAGCTGCCCCGTGTAATGGCCTTCAGACCGTTTCCGGCGGCATAAAGGTTCACGTTCTCCGTATATCCGCCCGCATCGGCCGCGCACCAGAAACGGATGCGGTCCACCGGCTGATTCCGGTCCGCATAAACGCTGTAATCGGCCACATACACCAAATTGAGCGGCGCAGTGTAAGCGAAATCCTGCATCGCGGTAAGCTCCCGACGATCTCCTTCGATGACCCGATTCAATACATTCGCTTTCGAATCGTAACGATACACACCTTCAGGCAGGAAAGCATAGACCCGAATGGGATAGAGCGCCATAGCCGAAGGCGCGGTAAGATGCCCATCCTCCCGGTTTACCCCGGCAGCAGCCCACAGTACACCCGAAAGTTCCTCCAGAGAGAGCATCTCCGGAGAAAAGTCGCGCGACGAGCTGCGCGCCGCAAGCGCTTCGTTGATAGTCAGTCCCATCTTGGGATCCGGCGTCTTCAATTCGATCCGCTCGCCCATTTCGACGGGCGTACGGACACTCTGCTTCACTCCGGTACCGCAGGCTGTCAATGCAACCAGCGCACACATCATCAAACTGCTTGTTTTCATAATCTTTACAGTTTTTACAAAAATAACCAAAATCCTGAATTTCCGGTATCCTGGCCGAAAAAATTTTCCGATATTCCGGCCTGCCGTTCCTGAAATGAAAGTCTGAGATGGAAAATATTCGGTCGTTTTTTTGGTTTTCAGGAAATAATATCTATCTTTGCACCACGATTCGAAACCCACACGAGTTTCAGTCGATGATGGTGCCATAGCTCAGTTGGTAGAGCAAAGGACTGAAAATCCTTGTGTCCCTGGTTCGATTCCCGGTGGCACCACACAGAAAACCAGTCACTTACAGCCCTGTAGGTGACTGGTTTGTTTTTAGTCGGGCACACAATTTAGACACAAACCCAATCTAATTTCCCATTGCGGGATACCTCTCCTTCTTGCACTATTTTTCGCACTTTTTGGAATGAATCATTTCAATAAAGCTATTTTCCGACAGTGAGAATTGCTCTCCTCTTTTTTTAACGAATTTTTCCTTAAAATAATTTGCATAATGTGCCGAACATACTGACTTTTGTCGCAGAGGCTGTGAAGTCGCAGCCCACCAGTTGCAGAACGATATAACCTTCATGTAATTGTTAGTGGGTCTGTTGGCGTCGGCTGACAGACCTTTTTTGTGCGAATATGATGATTTATTCGAAACCATATAGAACGAAAAAACATGAAAGAGAAAATTCTCGTAGCGCTGAAAACCAAGTATTCTAATTTGGGGTTCGGAGCGAAGGCTCTCGACGGAGTAGCCTCCATTTTGGAAAAATCCGTCACCGATGAATCGCAAATTGAAACCGCAGTCAGCGGGGTCGAACCTTTCCTTAAAGTTTTCCAGTCTGACGCTGATCGTGCACGCACCGAGTACAACGCACTGAAAGGACTGTATGACGAACTCAAGGCAAAGAGTGAGGCATCTCCTGCAAATGGGGGCGGGCAGGGCAAAAAAAACGAACCCGACGATGAGGAACCTGCGTGGTTCAAAGCCTACAAGAAGCAACAGGAGGAGCGTTACAACGCCATCAAAGCGGAGAGCGATACTCTGAAAGCTGAAAAGGCCAAGAACGACCGGGCCAATCTCATCTCCGCAAAGGCAAAAGAACTCGGTATTCCGGAGTGGCGCATGAAAGAGGGATTCGTCATCGCCGACGATGCAGATGAAAAAACGATCGGCGACTACCTCGCAAACGTGCAGAAAAATCTGGTTACCGCAGGGCTGGAAGGGAAAGGTTCGGGATTCCCGATGTCCACGCCCGAAGCGCAGGGCAAAGAACTCGCAAAGGCGTGGGCTGAAACACTTCCGGACAAAGAGTAACCAAAACGTAAAATCATGGCAATCGTATTTGAAAAAACAAAAGTAAAGGGCGGTTTCCCCATATTCTGGCGCGGTGAGTTCGCCGTATTGCCGGGGGACTTCAAACTGAAGGGAACCTATCCCGAAGGGACAAAGATTCCCAAAGGTACGCCGATCAAGCTCGACTTCGACAACATGGAATGTTCCATATGCAAGAGTGCACGTGTTCTGTCGGGCGGCACAACCACTGCTCCACATGTCAAGAAGGGTTCCATGCTCCAAGTAGGAGATGCGGTTAAGGTCGGCGAGTCAAATTCGACCGTAAAAAGCATTGATACCAAAAATGCAGATTACGATGTGATCACGTTCGCAGCGGCCGTAACGGGTGCGACTGAAGGCGTAGATGTCCTCTCGGACGACAATCTGCCTGATGCAGTTGTCGAAACCGACATGGTCTATTCCGCCAATAACGGATTCCAGACCGTATCGGCCGGATATGCAGGTATCATCCTCAAGGATGTAGCCTATCCCGTCCCTGCTGCATGGCTTCAGGGTTACAGCCTGAAGAACAACCCCGAAATCAAGTATGTACGACAGTAAAAGAGGAGGTAAACAATGAACGAAGTATTTTATTCATCCATTTTCGGCGAACTGACTAAACAGGTGCAGATTCGCATCGATGCCGCCTCTGAACTGCGTAAGCGGCTATTCGACCAAAATATTTACGAGCGATTCCTCGACTGGGACACCCCCACCGTCGGACTGAACTTCGAGGAGTTGATCGGCTCGTACAATTTGAGCGTCGCCGCTGCAACGCTCGACTCCAAAGGTAAGGAGCCTATCATGGGAACCGAGGGACTGGAAACGATCAAGCAGAAGGTATTAACCCACCAGATGTCTTATTCGATGCCTATCGAAGAGTATCGTAAGGTGTTGCAGATTCTCGATTCGCGGATGCTGTCCGATTCGGCCAAGACACAGCAGCTCATCAATCTGATGTGGAACAATGTTACGAAGGTCGTGAACTCCGTGCAATCGAAACTGGACATCATCTTCCTCGGAGCATTGTCGAACAAAGGCGTATTCACGTTTGACGCGTCCAATAACCCAGAGGGTGGTGTGCGCGGTACGATCGACTACAAAATGCCGAGCGAGAACATTGCCACCGCGAAAACGTTATGGACGGATGGCAATAAAGATACGGTCGATACGCTGGAGGATATTCAAGCCATCCTCGATGCTGCACAGGACAAAGTTACGTTCGACCGCATTCTGCTCTCGCAGAAACGCCTGTCGTATATCCTCCGCAACAAGAAGATGAAGTTGGCGGTATTCGGTAGTGACAAGTCGTCCACACCGCTGTTGCTGGCGAACCTGAACGAGTTTATGCGTTCGAACGGATTCCCGACATTCGAAGTCATCCGCCGCATGACCCGTATTCAGGATAACGGTAAACTTACGGAGTATTCGCCGTGGAACGACAAGAACCTCGTGTTCGTACCTGCGGGCAAACTGGGCGTCATCAAGAACGCCTATGCCGACAACGAGCTGCGGCAAGAGCCGGGTGTCACCTACTCTAACTACGGACGCATCCGCATTTCACAGTGGGGCAAGGGCGAAACCGACAACTCTAACGGCGTAGAGTTCACGAAAGCACAGTCGCTGTCACTTCCGGTTATCACCGAAATCAACGGCATCTATTCGCTGACCGTAGAATCGTAGTTGTATGAAGAATTTCGAGGCAATAATATACAATTCGGCATATACAATATAAATACCTGAATTACATTTAATTACATAAATATTTTTCGAATATTATTTATTATTGCACATTCAATTTGCATACAAACTCCAAATATAATGACTTTTTTAGGGTGATATGGCGTTTGTAAAGGGACCTGAAAAAAGGCGGTTTTTCCCGCCTCCTTTCATTCATATCCCCACCCCCACCGACGACGCTCATACCGTTTGCAATATGCGGCACTTTTCAGCGTCATTCGGCGGAGATGTTCACATAATTCCGCCGCTGTCATATCGAACGTCTGTACGCCCTCGGTTGTAATATCATCACGTCGTCCGCCTCTCCGTTTTTGTTTTGGCCTGTCTTTGTCCATATCCCCCCGTTTTTGTATCTTTGACTTGTCGAGAATCAAAGAATCGGGGGAGTAGCTTGCGGGAGGCTTCCCCGCTATTTTCAACCATTTTTCACCCTTTTATCAGGTTGCATTCCAGCCCATTTAAGAGCACATTCTCGTAACTGTTCATCTGTGAGCTTGGGAAATAAATCCGGCTTGTCTGTTATCGCTTTGTGTTGTGGGCGTCCGTCGTAATCGGGCAATTTTGCCGCCCATTCCATTGCCGCGCGTTTCGCTTCTTCCTCTGTGATATTATTCGACATATTCAAGTGCTTCAAGATTGACATCGGACACTTTTCCGTCCTCTGTCAGATATAACAAATTTCGATACCCGCCGCCCTCTGCGCCGATTCCCGTATGGATATATTTGCAGTCGGAGGCGAACGTATTGAGGTTATCGATAGCCTGCTTTACCGCCTCGCAAAGAGCCAACGCCCGCCCGCGTTTTTCTGTTACGGCGATAGTGTATTCATTCTCTTTTTCTTTGATCCACACATCTGACAGGACCACACCGTGTCCGTTGATTGCAAACGCATTCAGTTCGAGCGGATTTGTCGTGCCAGCCCCGACCGCACGCTGAACGATTTTTGCAGAATCTTCGATAACCCCCAATAAATGCACATTCGCCTCCTTGATTGCCTTACTACGCATATACGGTATCCGTATTCTTTTGCTATCCTCTCGTGCAAGCCTGTCGGCGGCGCTTTTCGTTTCCGCGCTTTGATTATCGGCAAGGTCTTTAATCACATTGTCGGAAATCTCTAATCCGGCAGTCCGGAGCTGTTCGACTGCATTCGATAGTGTAGGTAGCGCCCGTTCGTGCTTGGATATTAAATCCCTTAATCCTTGTTTTTTGATTGATTCCATATCTTTTAAGTGTTTAATATTCGCTTTCAAGTTTCGACAAATATTCTTTGGCTTCTTGCGGCGTAAGCGTGCGAGGCGGTAGAAGGTTTTCCCCGTTCGCGCCCGTTATTTCCTGTCGCTCTACATACCCTCGTTTCTTGCCTCGTGTTTTGAGGGTGAAGATGATCGCCGTTTCGGAGGGCTTTTCGATCCAGCCTGCAAACCATTTTTCTCCGTTCTCGTCTATTTCGATTTTCGGCACGCCTTGGATCAGCGTAAATAAACGGCTTTCGGACAAATCGACGAGTTTTTCCCTGGCTTCATTAAACACGGACGCAAATTCGGGATCGCTTTTAAGCCATCCGTAGAGCGTAGATCGCCGAATGTTTAACGCAGTGGCGATGTCGCCTGCGATACCTGCTTTTGCTTCGCATATTTCACGAAAAGTATCGATCGCGGGCTTTTTGCCTCGAAGGTTATTTTTTTTAGTGTCCATTTTGTATAGTTTTATAGATTATCAAGTTTCTTATATCAATCACGGTATCTGCCCACATCGAATCCGTTTGCCTCGTTATGGGCGATTTTTACGAATTTATCTCCATACTTGGTAAACTCATCCCGCAAAGGCGGGTAAAATATCTGTTTTTTCATGGAGTGTTTATGAAATTTCGATTTTCTTTGCGTTTTGGTATAGTTGTTCCACCTGACAGGGAAAAGCCGTCAAATCGGCTTTTTTCAGAACGGGACGTTTTGTCCGTCGGTCGGGGTTGAGGGTGTCGTATCGTAGTCCGTTATCCGGGTCAGGCTTTCGTTGTGGTGGAAATAGATTTGACCGATCGCTCCCTCCCGGTTTTTGGCGATAGAGAATACCCCCACACCCTCGGACGGAATATCCCCGTATTTTTTCGTTTTTATCGTATCCTCTTTCCGTATGGCCGGGCGATCGATAAAAATCACCATATCGGCGTCCTGTTCGATCGCTCCCGATTCCCGAAGGTCGGCAAGTATCGGTGTCTTATCGGCTCGCTCTTCAACCTTGCGGGAAAGCTGGGACAACAAAATGACCGGCACGTCGAGTTCCTTTGCCAGCACTTTGGCCGCCCGGCTCATCTCGGCTACTTCCCGCTCGCGGTTGTTGCGTTTGTCGGAATCGGGGGCCGTCAGCTGCAAATAGTCGATAACGACCATACCGCACCGCCCCTGCCGTTGCAATGCCCGGCACTGCGCCCGGATAGCGGGCATCGAAATAGAGGGGGTATCGATTATCGTCACGGGCAACTCGCCCAACCGGGCCGCACCCGGTTCTATGCGCTGCCAATCCTCGGTACCTACCGCACCAGACCGAAACGCCCTCGCATCCACACCCGAAGCACCCACCAGCATACGGCCGCCGAGCTGCGTCGCGGGCATCTCCAGCGAAAAGATACATACCGGAACACCGGCCCCGGCTGCAGCTTGTGCGAAATGAAGCGCAACGGCCGTTTTACCCATCGCCGGACGTGCGGCAAGGATAACCAGCTGACCGCCCCGCCAACCGCCCGTAATACGATCCATACAGGGCAAACCGGTAGATATTCCTACGCATTCGCCCCGCTGGTGGGCCTGCTGGCGACGTTCCAGGTCTGCCAGTGTGTCACGCATCACATCGCCGATACTTCGGGCCGAAGCGATCCGGGCGACATCGCCGGTAATCCGTTCAATACCCGACATTGCCCAATTCACCGCATCGGGGTCGGTCTGGGCTTTGGCTTTAAGTTCCTCCGCCCAGAGGATCAATCGGCGCCGCATATCCAAATCTGCCAATATCCGGGCGTGATTCAGTATCTCGACACCCGATCCGACGTCCTGCGTAAGGGTTGCGACTTCCGACAAGGGGATCCCAGCCTTTTTCGCTTCCTGCCCAACCGTAAAGAGATCGGGAGTTAATCCCCGGTCATCGAGTTTGCAAATAACATCGTAAATCCTCGCATTTTGGGGATTATAAAATGCCGTTGAGGTAAGAATACCCCGCACATCGGCGACGTATCGCGGTTCAAGCAGCAGCGCACCCAATACGGCCCGTTCGAGTTCGAGCGATTCCGGGATCCTCAAGGCGTCCGCCGGATCATTACAAATCGTCGTATATTGGTTTTCTCTCATTTTGCTGTGTGGGTTTAGGGTTATTAAATTCGGGGCTGCGACCAAGCCAGTTTAAGGCCGTCAAATAGGCGGATATGTTGTCATTTATCCGGCGGTAATTGTGCATACGCAGCAATATGTCGCATATTTGCTCTGTTGAGTATTTACCCTTCAGTCTTCGGAGTTGTTCCTCGGTCATCGGTTCTTTCATCTGGGACACCCTTGGTGCATTATCTGCAACCCATTGCTGAAACTTCAAAAAATCTTCTGAACAATTTTCGGTAGGGGGAGCAACAAACGCCGTGCGTTTGCTTGCGACTTTGTGCGGCTTGTCCGCACTTTCTTTACTCTCGTTAGAGAGTTTATTTATATACTCATTTCCATTCTCATTTCCATTCTCATTCTCATTGCTTGTTTCCGCTGGTTGTTTTTCGGTTGAATTTGGGTTGTTTTTCGGTTGTTTTTTTGCGTTCTTATTACCTTTTGGTGCGCCTCCGTTACATCCGTTTCGAAAATTTGTGACGCCAGATTTTATATTGGGGCAAATCGCCGTCCAACACAACCGGCCCAAGACCCCCAAGGTTGAGGTGTCAGGTTCTATGCCATCAAGTGCATAATCGGCGATTGCTTTATATAACATCAATTGGTCGGCCTCATCTGTCATTCCTATTGAATCGCGGAAACTGCGATAGAACGTGAATCCGTCGCGCTGTTTTTGTTTGGCTGCCTTTTTCATCGCACCCCTCCTTTCCGAATAAAATACCGTTTGAACCGGCCCCCGTGCACGCCCTCGCACCATTCATCGGCAATCGGTACGCCCTTATGTCGCAAATCGCGGATCGCACTGCGAGGATCGGACATCCTCAACGCCGCCGAAATATCTGCCACAGAACGAGGGATACCGTCGGAAAGAAGATTTAATACCCGCTGCTGGTGATACCCCCACGTAATTTGCCTGTCTTCACGCCGGTTGATGGCCGGCACCCCTGCACACTCGCTGCGAGTTGCAAGGTTTTTCCCCGCCTCCGTCATATCCTCAACCTTGATTTTTGGCGCTTTTCGCAAGGTCTGACGCACTTTCGGATCGTGTCTTGATGTTGGATACCGTATGACGCTCTATCCACGCTAAAAGGGCCTTTTTCGAGAAAACAAGCCGGGACCCTATTTTACTGCACGGGATTTTTCCTTGCAGTTTTTTTGTGTATATGGTTTGAACTGTGATTTTACAGCCGTTGTCGTTCAAGAACGCGGCCGCCTCTTCAATGGTGAGATAGTCGTTTTCGATGTTTTCCGGTGCCGTAGGTTTCTTGGTGTAGGCTTCAAAGGCTTTTGACACGGCCGCCTCGATAGTTGTCTGCAACTGTTCGGGCGTTGTTACGATAATTTCTGTCATATCGTGTTCTTTTAGTTATCGATGCAATATTACATCACACTGCAAACGTCGCGGGGTTCGGCACATTTTGCAAGCGTTTTTATTGTTTTTTTTGTTATTTTTTCAACATTTTATCGATATTCTCAATAAAATCGGATTATCGCCTCCTTGCCCTATCCTTGACGTATTTTTTGCACTTTCTTACTTCGGATGATTTCGAGAATCACCCGATCGCCGTCAAGAACCAGCATCCCGTGCCGACGGGGATCACCGCCTTTGGTGCGGTGTTCGGCCTCGCATTCGGTGCGGATCCGGACGCAACGGAAACCTGCGGCCTCGAAAGCCGATCCGATCAGCGTTATATCTGCTCTTTTATTCACACACATCTTATTCATAATCTTTGTATTTTATTTGTTTATTTCACGTTCTAAATTAACTGACGGATCGAATATCAAAAATTCGCCGTCTTTGGTCCATTCGCGGATCGTATAGCACCCGCTCGGCAGGTAGGCCGCCCGGTGGACGGCCTCGGCCTCGGTGGGGAATACCCCCAGCCGATAGCCGTCAAAAGAGAGTTCGTAAATCATTGTGCACCTCCTTTCCCCTCATTCAACACTTCGTCAATCATATCCCGCAGACGGGCAAGGTCATCGTTGTCCATAGTGGAAAAATCATTGCCGCCCAAAGCGAGATTCCACGTTTCGGTGTCACCGTCCAGACGGTAATCGTTCGTTTTCATCAGTGTTATATCTGTCATCGTCGTAGTTGTTATTCGGTTGTTGTATTCTGTTCGATTACACGCCCCATAAGGGCGTGAAGGGCTTTTAACTCCTCGAAAGTAAGGGGATCGCCTTGCAGTACATCATATTTTCCCCAACCGAGATAATAAGTAATTTCGGGCGCTTGCCCCGCCGCCCTGTGAACCTCGTCGCGGTAAACATGGATATTAGCAAGGTTACCAACGGTTTTATTCTTCATCATGATCGTTAGCTGTTTAATGGTTACAATTTTGGTCCAAGTCGGACATTAGAGAATAATGCAGGAAAAACTTCTCCAGCGTGGAGATTATCACATCGAGTGAGCGGTTCACCTCGCAGTATGGATCACCGCGTTTCGGGATGGATTCTGTAGGTGCCTTGTTAAATGCCGCGTACAATGTGTACGCCGCATCTAATACAGACAGCCATTTACGGGTGTTGGCGCTAATCGGGAGAGTTTGAATATCGCCCATTTTGGGGCGATGGATTCCGTCAGATACGACGGAGACGGCGGGCACGGGCGTGCCCTTTTTTTGAGTGTGTGGCATTGTAGTGTTTAAGCAATAAAAAAGCCGTCGTAAGGTGTGCTAAGCTCACTACATGAAGCTCCGGGGCGTTTCCGCTACCCGCACCATAGACGGCAGATTGTACGTCGAAAATAATCATACTATGTAGTTTTTAAGCAATGCAAATATAGCCCTTTTTCTTGAAACCGCAAGGGCTGGGGCGGGTTTTAATATACCGTTATGAAATTCTCTACCTTGAACGAGCGCCAGCCGCCAGCCTCAATGTCGTAATACTTGACCGTGCATCCGTCATCCGGTCGGCCGGTGCCCTTGATCGTGGCCGCCACCTCGTGCAGCGTGCCCGCCGCCCTGCGTAATGTCCCGTCGGCTTTCTCATAGGCGAACCGTACCACGCCCGCCCGCATACGCTGCGTCAGGCGGTAAAGCGCCCACGCCTTAGAAAGGCATACGGAGAAGGCCCGGCCCGTCGAGCGGAACAGCGCCCACGCCCGGCGCATAATCGTTTGTAAATCGTTTCTTTTCATAATCGTGTTATTTGTCGAGTATTGCGATAATTCGTTCAATACATGCCCGCTGTTCATCGAGCAGGGCGGCCAGCCTGTCGGCCGATTGGATCACGTCATTATTCATAATTATTTCGAGGTTTTGCGAGAATCTCGCTATTTCAATCACCATAGTAGCGGCCATATTCGCCGTAGTAGTCGGCCGGAATCGTCAGCAACTCGGGGTTATAAGTCGTCGTTTTGGCCTGCGCATCTTCCTCGGCAAGGTTGCGGCCCTCGATCTTTGCGGCCAGCATCGCCAGCTTCTCGCTGCGCCACGCCTTGCGAAGCGCTGCGGCGAAGGTCTTGCACATCTTCGCTTTGAACATATACCAGGCATTGCGGAAGATTTTAGACAGGTTGTATTTGCTCGTTGCTTTCATGGTTATAAACTTTTATGTTTTGTTTTCTTGTGCAAAGATAAGACAAAAGTTTTGTTTGGCCAAATAAAAACACAACTTTTATGTATTTTTATATTAAAAAACATAATCTTTGAATTTTGTTTACTACCTTTGCGGTATCTTGACAAACAAAATATATAGGTTATGGATTTCAGAATTAAGGAATTATGCAAGGAAAAGGGGCTTTTGTTTAAGGAATTAGCCCAACAGTTAGGAATTACCGACGTGGGATTGCGTCAGTCATTGCAAGGTAATCCCACTATCGGCACGCTTGAAAAGATCGCCGTCGCCCTGGGCGTATCGGTTCCGGAGCTATTCGCCCCGCAACCGACGAACACGATCACCTGCCCCAAGTGCGGGACGGTGCTGGAAGTCAAAGAGAGGGGGTAAGGTTATGACACAGAAAGATGCGATAAAACTATTTGAGGATAGGCAGGTACGTTCCGTGTGGGATTCCGAGGCCAAAAAGTGGTATATCTCCATTATTGACGTTATCGAGGTATTAACAGATAGCGCAAACCCCCGCCGATACTGGAGCGACCTCAAACGCAAGCTACAGGCCGAGGGAAGTCAGTTGTACGAAAATATCGTACAACTCAAAATGAAGTCCTCGGACGGGAAAAGCTACAACACCGATGTGGCCGATGTCGAACAACTATTCCGGCTGATACAATCCATCCCATCACCAAAGGCGGAACCGTTCAAACAATGGTTAGCGCAATTAGGCCGGGAACGGCTGGAAGAAATCGATGATCCAGAGCAAGGTATTGAGCGCCTAATGGAGTATTACCACAGCAAAGGCTATTCGGCCAACTGGATAAATCAAAGGCTTAAATCCATCGAGGTACGCAAAGAGCTTACCGATGAATGGGAACGCCGCGGAATACAAAAAGGTCGGCAATACGCGATCCTTACCGATGTCATTACACAGGGTTGGTCTGGTCTATCAACAAAGCAGTACAAGCAATATAAAGGGCTTAAAACCGAGAGCCTGCGGGATAACATGACTAACCTCGAATTAGTACTAAATATGCTTGCAGAAGCCTCAACAACCGAGATTTCACAAAAGGAAGAGCCCAAAACATTTGAGCATAGCAAGCAAATTGCACACCGGGGCGGCAAGGTTGCCGGTGCTGCTCGGAAAGAACTTGAGGCCCAGACCGGCCAAAAAGTTGTTAGCCCGTTGAATGCTAAAAAGGCTCTCAAGAAATAATATTGTACTGTTATGGAACTGCAACCTATCCAAAGTAAGATTTACGAGATACGGGGCCAGCGGGTGATGCTGGACCGTGATTTGGCGGAATTGTACCAAGTAACAACAAGCGCTCTCAATCAAGCGGTAAAGCGTAATATCGAACGCTTTCCGCCCGATTTCATGTTTCAACTGACAGATGCCGAAACTGAAAATTGGAAATCACAAATTGTGATAACCAATTCCATCACGATGGGTTTACGCCGCAACCCCTATGCGTTTACCGAGCAAGGCGTTTCTATGTTATCGGCTGTTTTGAAAAGCTCCGTTGCCATACAAGTAAGTATCGCTATTATGCGTGCTTTCGTAGCGATGCGGAACTACATCACGACCACGACGACAGTAACGGCCGAGTTGGCCGAAATTCGGGCGAAACTGGCGTTACTGGAGCGGGTGGACGCCGACAATGCCGAGGCGGTCAGCGATCTGTCGGAAGATATGCGCAAGGAGCTTGATAATATCTACAACGCTATTGCGGCGCTGTCGGTCAAGATTCCGCAGGCCCGCAAGGTTGGCCAGCCGATAGGGTTCAAGCGACCGGAACCAAAATAGGACACCCCACCCAAGAGGCGAAATGCAGTAAAAACGGAATGATCGACGGAAATAAGATACGCCCCGCCGATCATTCCAACTAAAATAACACGATATGACAAAGGTACTGCACTGCGGCGCATTATGCAAATAATCGTATTAAAAATTCGTCAGTAATGCAGCATTTTTCTCTCGTTCCTCTCGCTCGAAGCTGGCAAGGTAGTTTTCCGTCGTCTTCAGATCTTGGTGGCCGAGGCTTTCCGATATGTAGGCGATATTCGCCCCGGCACGCTTCAACACCGTAGCGAACGAATGACGCGCCGTATAGGTCGATATGTTCCCAATTTCGAGCTGCTCCCCGATCATCCGCATCCGTTTATTGATTAACCCGGTAGCGGCTATTGTTTTAGCGTGGCTCTGCACCGCATCCTCCGACCCGTCGAGAATTGGGAAAATAAAGTTATTCGGTGCTGGAGTATTACCCCAGCGGTCGATAATAGCTTGCATCTGGGGAACTACCGCGACCCGGATTTCCTTACGGGTCTTAGTCGTGCGCTCGGTCTTTTGACGCACGAAACAGATTTCACCGTCCACAATATCACGATACCGCAATTTCACGAAATCGGCGACGTTGATCCCGTTACACAAGTAGAGGAACAGCCAATAATCCCGGTATTTGGCCGTTGCTTCGTTCCCATCCTCATAGCGGGCGATCTGCCCGATCTGCTCCAGCGTTAAAGCCAATTTACGGCCCTCACCGGCCTGTATTTCATATTTCCCTCGGCCGAACGGGTATTGCGCGGGTTTAATCGCATCGCATCGACAAGCATCGTTCAATATGGCTCGTAAATGGCGCATGTGTATTCCGATCGTTGTACGGCTCTTACCTTCTCCGAGTAGAAAGCGCTCATAACGTCTTACCCAATCCACCGTTATAGATTCAAGAGCAATACGATCCCCGGCAAACCGCTCCAATCCCTGTATAACAACATTATAAACCAGCATTGACCCGATACGATCCTGCTCTTTTAATTCCGCTATTTTAGCCGCAAATGCACGGTTAAGAGTATCAACCCCCGAACGTTTCAATCGCTTGTTGAGGCTATCGAATGAAAAAATACCGTCGCGTGCCAATTCCTCAACAACCCCACGAACAATTTGGTAACTGCTTTCTATATCTTTACGAACGGCCACAAGGGCGCGAACCTTCGTTGTAGTCAGACCTTCCCACTCATCCAAGGTAAGGTCTTTGCCCGTCGGATAATAGCGACGATCCCGGCGATAGGTTACACGAATTTTTACGGGGCACTTTCCGTTCTTTTTCGGATGACTCGTATCTATTATGGGCGCAACTGTTATTCCGTCTTTTGAATAGTTCATTTGATAGGATAATTATTATTTCAACACACAATTTCGACACAAAAATACAAAAACAAACAAAAATAGATAAAAATAAACAAAATAAAATCGCCACATTTGGAAGCTTAAAACATTGATTTTCATATAAAAATTCAAACAACACATAATTATTCAAAAATATAATTATGGGACTGAAAATCCTTGCACCGCCGTGGGCTGAATTATCCTCCGCAGTCGGATAATTTCGGGGTTCTTTAATCGGAGATTAGACTATGAATGAATCATTAAACTAAAAGAATAAGAAGAATGAAAAAGAAGAGCAAGTACGGGAGAAATCCCAAGTTGAACCCGAAGACACACTGCGTGATGGTGCGCTTCGATGATGAGGAATGGAACAAGTTTCTCACGATGTACGAGGAATCAGAGGTGTACGCTAAAGCCGTCTTTCTCAAGGCACACTTCTTCGGGCAGAAGTTCAAGGTACTGAAGGTGGACAAGACGATGGTGGACTACACGACTAAACTGTCGGACTTTCACGCCCAGTTCCGTGCCATTGGTACGAACTACAATCAGGTAGTCAAAGAGCTACGCTGCCATTTTTCGGAGAAGAAGGCGATGGCGTTGCTTTACAAACTGGAGAGTTGTACCATTGATCTTGTGAAGTTGAGCAGGGAGATTGTGGAACTTTCAAGGGAGATGTACGCTAAGTGGGAGCAATCAAAATCCGACTGATATGGCATCAGTAAAGGTCAAGTTCCGTCCATCTACCGTAAACGGTAAGGAGGGCACACTCTACTATCAGGTCATTCACAACCGTGTGGTCAGACAGATAAACACCGAGTATAAACTTTTTGTTTCGGAATGGGACAGCCATTCCGAAACGGTTGTCTTGCATCATCTATTGACAGGACAAGAGAGGAACAACTACCTGCTTTCAATCGGTTCACGCATCAAGTGGGACAAGGACAGGCTGAACAAAATCATACACAAGTTATTTCAATCCGGCACATTCGTAACGGATGATGTAGTCATGCGCTTTCATGAAAACAGGCAAGAATTGTCATTCAACGCTTACATCAGCCAACAGATAGCGAGACTGAAACGCTTGGGCAAAATACGCACCTCAGAGACTTATACAGCTGCACTCAGAAGTTTTAACGGTTTTATAAATGGCAAGGATGTCTTGTTTGACCAGCTTAATGCGGATTTGTTGGCAGAGTACGAGGCTTATTTGAAAGGAAGGGGAAATACGCCCAATACTATATCCTTCTATATGCGTATTCTAAAAGCCGTCTATAACCGTGCGGTGGAAGATGGACTGACCGAGCAACGACATCCGTTCAAGTCCGTTTACACGGGAGTGGAGAAAACAATGAAGCGAGCCTTGTCGCTCAATGACATCAGACGTATCAAAGGACTGGACTTGTCATTGAAGCCCAATCTTGATTATGCCCGTGATATGTTCCTGTTCTGTTTCTACACAAGGGGAATGTCGTTCATCGACATGGCTTATCTGAGAAAGAAGGACTTGCAGAATGGTACTCTTTCCTATCGCAGACGTAAGACAGGACAGCAGTTGTTCATCAGATGGGAAAAGTGTATGCAAGAGATTCTTGACAAATATCCAGTAAACGAAACGGAATACCTCTTGCCCATCATTACAAAACGGGACGAAGATTATCGGAAGCAATACGCCAACGAACTTCACCGTGTGAACCATCTGTTGAAGAAAATTGGAAAGCAGTTGGATTTGCCAATACCATTAACTATGTATGTCGGTCGGCACTCGTGGGCAAGTATCGCCAAGAGCCGTAATGTGCCCATTTCTGTCATAAGCGAGGGAATGGGACATGATTCTGAGAACACTACACAGATTTATCTTGCATCGCTGGATACTACAGTAGTAGATAAAGCCAATAAAAGAATACTGGATTTGCTGTGAAACCATGAATGTTTAGCGAATCCGTCCAACGCTTACCAAGAGAAGAACCTTTTTCCCTTATTTCCATAAGAAGAGACGGGCGTAAACTTGATATAAAATGCCTGTCGAAGTTGATATATTGGAAGATAGCATATTCCAGTTTTCACCAGAATTGCTGAACACCTTGCTCAAAGACCACACCACGAGCAGGGACGAAATGCAACGCAATATCTTCTGGGCTACTTCAGATTATGAACATCTTGGCAAAGAATACCAATACAATTCCCCTATCCTCCCACACCTTATAACAGGAGATAACGGACATATCATCATGCCTCGTGTCCTCAAAAGCCGTGATACCCAATCAACCCGTTCCCGTGATATGGCTGAGGTCTTCACTCCATCATGGATATGCAATGCACAGAACAACCTGATTGATGAAGCATGGTTCGGACGAAAGGATGTTTTCAATACCGAATATGCAGACGAACAGGGACATCATAAATGGAAAACAACGGAAGGCTGTATCATATTCCCGGAGGGCAAAAGTTGGAAGGATTATGTGCGTGATATCCGACTGGAAATCACTTGCGGAGAAGCCCCATATCTGATTAGCCGCTATGATACCACGACAGGAGAGACTATCCCTTTGGAACAGCGTATCGGTTTGCTTGACCGCAAACTAAGGGTGGTAAGCGAGAACACATCCACTTCGGGCGAATGGCTTGAGTGGGCACAAGAAGCCTATAAAAGTACCTACGGTTACGAGTGGCAGGGAGACAATCTACTCATTGCCCGAGAATCTATGCTTGTCTCTTTTGTGGAGTATTTTCAACAGAAATTTGGCAAATGCCCTTTACTGAAATCTATCAACTACATCGCTTACATCATTTCGTGGAACGTATGGCAGATGGACGGATTAAGAGGTGTCATTCCAAATAGTTGCGGAGAACGTAGGGAAGTTGTAGCCGACTTGTTCGGGACTACCGAAGTGGTCACCCAATGTGAAGGATGTCTGAAAGATGACATCCGCAGGCACAATGGGGTCTATTGCCAAATCAAGGATTGGCATGCTACCGACAAGGCAACAGGCAAAAAGGGAAAACGAATCCGATTTATAGACCTAATAAAATAGTGCGGTATGAAATTCACATCTTCACTAAAGTTAAAACTGATATATGTGTTCCGTATCAACGATGCTGCGCACAAGGGATGTCTGAAAGTGGGCGAAGCCACTTGTGACAATGACAATGTTTTCGGTCTTGCTCCCAACAGCAAGGCTCTCAACGAGTCTGCCAAGAAACGTATCAATCAATATACGCAAACGGCAGGTATAGCATACGACCTCTTATATACGGAACTTACGATATACAACAGCAAGTATGGTTTGTGTTCTTTCAATGACAAGGAAGTGCATAGCGTGCTGGAGCGTTCAGGTATCAAGAAAAAGATATTTGATACCGAGAACAAAGCCAACGAGTGGTTTATTACCGATCTTGAAACAGTTAAACGGGCAATAATCGCCGTAAAAGAGGGGCGTGAATCATTATCTTCTGCTGAGGTTTCACACGACAAAAGTCCTATTGTATTCCGACCGGAACAGCGTGAAGCTATTGAAAAGACTAAAAAGCAGTTCAAGAAAGGAAACCAGATGCTGTGGAACGCCAAGATGCGATTTGGTAAGACGCTGTCCGCATTACAGGAGGTAAAAGATATGGATTTCAGCCGAACCTTGATTCTCACCCACCGTCCGGTAGTTGATAGCGGTTGGTTTGAGGACTTTGGCAAGATATTCTATGATAGGCGGGATTTTGCATACGGCTCAAAGAATAACGGTGATAGTCATACTTCGCTGGAAACAAGAGCAAAACAAGGACAATGCAAATATGTTTACTTTGCTTCCATGCAAGACTTGCGTGGTTCTGAACTTGTAGGCGGCAACTTTGATAAGAACAATGAAGTGTTCGCCACCGCATGGGACTGTATCATCGTGGACGAGGCGCACGAAGGCACACAGACAGATTTGGGTAAGGCTGTAATGCAGGAACTTACGAAGGACAAGACCAAGATTCTGCGTCTTTCCGGCACTCCATTCAATTTGTTGGACGATTTCAAGGAGGATGAGATATATACTTGGGACTATGTAATGGAACAGCGTGCCAAAGCGTCTTGGGATGAGCTGCACTTTGGCGACCCGAATCCATACGCATCACTGCCAACCATGAACATTTACACCTATGACCTCGGACGATTACTCAATGAGTTCGTGGACGAAGATGTGGCATTCAACTTCCGTGAGTTCTTCCGTGTAAATGACAATGGAACTTTCGTTCATGACAAGGATGTAAGTGCTTTCTTGAATCTTATAACCAAAGAGGACCGGGAGAGTTGCTATCCGTTTGCCAATGAGGAATACCGCAATATATTCCGTCATACCCTGTGGATGCTGCCTGGAGTGAAGGAGGCACGGGCGATGAGTGCCATGTTGCAGACACATTCGGTATTCCAACATTTCAAGGTTGTGAATGTTGCAGGCAATGGAGATGAGGATGAAGAAAGCAAGGATGCACTTGTGGCGGTAGAAGAAGCCATTGGCAAAGACCCTGATGCCACACGTACCATTACCTTGTCTTGTGGCAGACTGACAACGGGTGTCAGTGTGAAGGCTTGGACAGCTGTGTTTATGCTGTCAGGCTCGTATAACACGGCTGCCTCCAGTTATATGCAGACTATCTTCCGTGTGCAGACTCCTGCCGCTATCAACGGAAAGGTTAAAGAGCAATGCTATGTCTTTGACTTCGCACCGGACAGAACATTGAAAGTGATAGCAGAAACAGCCAAGATTTCATCCAAGACAGGAAAGACCAGTGGCAACGACCGTAAGATTATGGGCGAGTTCCTGAATTTCTGCCCGATAATATCCATCGAGGGTTCCAAGATGAATCAGTTTGATGTGCCAAGGATGTTGGAACAACTCAAAAAGGTCTATGTGGAACGTGTCGTGCGCAATGGCTTTGAGGACAGAAGTCTGTATAATGATGAGTTAATGAAACTCAATGATTTGGAGTTGCAAGAGTTCGATGACCTCAAAAAGATTATCGGTCAGACAAAAGCCATGCCCAAGACGAATCAAGTGGACATCAACAATCAGGGGCTGACTGATGAGCAATACGAGGAACTTGAAAGTCTTGAAAAGAAATCCAAGAAGAAAGGTAAGGACAAACAGCCTTTGACAGAGGAGGAGAAACAACGACTGGAAGAACTGAAGAAGAAAAAGAACAATCGGGAAGCCGCTATTTCCATTCTTCGGGGTATATCCATCCGTATGCCTTTGCTGATTTATGGAGCAGAGTTGAAAGACGAGTCTCAAGAAATCACCATTGACAACTTCGCTTCGCTCATCGACCCTCAATCGTGGGAAGAATTTATGCCTAAGGGTGTTACCAAACAGAAATTCAACAACATCAAGAAATACTATGACCCGGAGATATTCTGTGCAGCCGGAAAGCGTATCCGGGCTATGGCTCGTGCTGCCGACAAACTCAGCGTGGAGGAACGCATCGAGCGCATAACGGATATTTTCAGTACATTCCGTAATCCGGATAAGGAAACGGTGCTTACTCCTTGGCGTGTGGTGAATATGCACCTTGGCGACTGTTTGGGTGGATATAACTTCTTTGAACAAGGGTATGAAACCACACTGTCCGAACCTCGTTTCATTGACAAGGGTGAAGTGACCGCCAATGTATTTGCCGAGGATTCTCGTATTCTTGAAATCAACTCAAAATCGGGATTATATCCCCTCTATATGGCATACAGCATTTACCGTACACGAGTAAAGAACTCTTTATTTTCGGTGTCAAGTATCGAAGACGAACAACAAATCTGGGACAAGGTTGTCGCAGAAAACATCTTTGTCATCTGCAAAACTCCCATGGCAAAGAGCATCACCAAACGAACCTTGATAGGCTTCCGCAAGGCTAAGGTAAACACCAGATACTTTGAGGATTTAATCAATCAAATTAAAAACAAACCTGAACACTTTATCAAGCAGGTTGATAAATTCGTTTCAGAAAGAACAGGAATAAAGAATATGAAATTCAATGCGATAGTGGGAAATCCACCGTATCAAGTTATGGATGGAGACGCACAAGCAAGTTCTGTGCCAGTTTATCAGTATTTTGTTTCTATAGCTAAAAAAGTTCAACCCAATTTTATTTCAATGATTATGCCTGCTCGTTGGTATGCAGGAGGACGAGGGCTTGATGACTTTCGTGCAGATATGCTATCAGACAAAACTATTCGCAGCTTGCACGATTATCCGAAAGCATCAGACCTTTTCAGTAATGTGGGATCAAAGGTGGATTATGCTATTTCCTAATGGACGCAAAATATGATAACATAAAAACCGCACCTACCATAATTTCTCATACAGAAACTGGCGTATATGCTTCTCAAAGAAGCCTTGCTCAGAATACCTCTGATATTTTTATCCGAGATGGTAGAAGTATTTCAATCATCACCAAAGTAACGGAACAGAGTAGTGAATACATCCAATCATTTGTATCACCATTGAGACCATTTGGCTTGCGTGGTTATTTCGTGAGCGATCCCAATTTTCATGAAACATCTGATGGGCTGACAACTCCTGTTGTCTGTATTGGTAAAGGTCTCAAAAAAGGGTATGTGGAACGTAATCTTGTTCCTTTGCACACTAACTGGATTGATAGATTCAAAGTAATCATTCCTCGAGCAAACAACATTGGCACAGAGGCTAATGATGACAATCTTAATGCGTTTGTTGGAAAGCCTAACGAAATTTGTACAGAATCTTACCTTTGCATATTCGCAGATTCCAATGTTTCGTATGATGAGTGCGTAAATATTTGCCTATATCTCAAATCTCGCTTTGCGAGGTTCATGCACTGTCAAGCGAAGTCAAGTCAAGATGCTACGGCCAAAACATTCCGTTTTGTCCCGACGCAGGACTTCTCGAAGGAAAGCGATATTGATTGGTCGCTTTCATCTGTTCAAATTGACAAACAACTGTATGTCAAATACAATCTTACAGACGAAGAAATCTCATTTATTGAATCAATGATAAAACCGATGTAAGCATAAACGAGGGCAAGTTATACTCTTGCCCTCGTTTTAACTCACTTTTCTTTTCGCACACCTTTAAACGGTGTACCATCTTGTTTGACATCCATAAAACGCCCAGTATCTTTATCCCTTTTTACCCATTGTTCAGTTTTGGGATTATAAACCTGTGAACGATTTCTTACTGCACCATTGCGATGTCCGTCTCCTGACGGTGGATTTGTTGCCATAATCTTCTTTTTAGGTCAATCTCGAATTATGCAGCCGAGAATGCACTGCTTAATATTATGAGTTATTTCCGTATATATGAACTAAGATCTTCTCCACTATAAGGATATGACTCTGTGAAGACTCTCATCTGTCCTTCAATACCATAAGGCATAATATATGGATAGAGAAGTAAATACTCCCGTTGAGGACTTGCATGTTGCGCATCTTTTGTAACAGGCATGATCATACATTTACCAGTATGTCCATCCACGACACCTAATTCCCATGGCATCCAATTACTTCTTCCAGCTTCTGGTGATTGAGCATAAATTAAAGATTTACTGCTCATTAATCTTTTCTGCAACCTTTTTGCTGTATCTTTATTTGTTTCATTCCTTTTCAAGTCAACATCAACAATGCAGTCAAGATATACTTGTAACCCCATTTTCGACAAAGTGTAATATATACCTTTTACAACATTCAAATCAGAAATATTGTATGAAAGGAATATATCAAACTGTTTATATAGAGATGCTCCTTGAAGATTATCGCTATATGTACGTTGCTCGTAAAGGGGAGTGCTATATGCTATGTTACGAAAATACGCCTCGCTAAAATACTTCATATTAGATTCTTCCTTCATTTACTAATCGCCAATAATACTTTCCCAACTCTGTCAACTGACATCCGGTACTATGAACTCCTCATTTATAGGTTTTACAAACCCTATACTCTGCAACTTTTGAAGTAATTTGAATTTTCTAACGTTGTTCGCATCTGCATAAGGGAGAATATATTCATGATTTACAGATGGGTCGTTCGTATCCTCAAAAGATGGGTCTAGAGCTAAATCGTTATTGGGATTTGTAAACAGGTTTGTTAATTCGCGAATAATTGACAATGATACCTGTGGCGTAACTGTACGTAATGGAGCAAATTCCGTAACATTAGTCTTGAATACAGGTCTTTGATCCCAAGGTCCAAAAGAGCGATCGATATATGCATATACACCGCCAATAGTAATGTTACCGCAATAATCCGATGCTCCGCCATTTAGCGCAGTACATAATAATTCTGTAAAAAGACCATGACCACCAGCTTCCATAGCAACTTCGTCTTCACGACAAGCTGTTAAGACTGAAACTCCTGTATTTAAAATGCTACCTACATCCTGAAGTTCGTATTTCCCGATATTGCCTGAGTGACAACAATCCAAAATGATAATCTTGTTGCGAACCTTGGAAGTGTTAACAATACTCATTATTGTTGACATCTGTATCCCCGTATAATATTGACCAGGGGTAGCTATATCTTGAGGCATAACAATTTCTGCACCAGTGCTATTCATATAGCCATGCCCAGAAAAATAAAAGAGAGCAGTATCATCATTTCCTGCAAAAAGTTTACGAATAGCATCCATCACTTCTCCTGAAGTCTGTACATTTGGCATCATTTTTACGCCAAAGTTAGGAGATCCGTCACCATGTCGTTCAATTGCAGCTTTAACGCTATTGATGTCCTCAATACACCCTGTCAATTCATTTCCTTCGGGATAATCATTAATCCCAATCAACAATGCCTTTTTCATGTAACAAATAGTTATAGTGATTGATAAATGGCGTAGTTACGGACAGCATTGGCAACAGATTTTGCATTCCAGCCAACGATAACATCTGCTGCATTTTTTACGATAGAGGATGTGCGTTCTGCTCCCCATGGCTGAACAGCAATGATAGGTTTGTTGTACTTCTTTGCCATTTCAATCTCTTTATTAATCCATTTGCTATAAGTGGCATAAACTCCTGCAAGAATGATAATGCAACTGCACCCCTTTACCTTTGCCTCTATTGCATCAGATAATTGTTTGTCTGTGCCATTTGTGTGAATAGGATCATTTTTAGGAACTGAATGGTTGTAAAAGACGATACCTTCCTAACGCAAGAATGATTCAATTTTGTCATAATCTGAAGAATATGCCCACGAGTGTGATATAAATATTCTATACATATCAATTAGCGCGAATTCTCTGGTCCTTCGCCAGGGTCTTAATTTCGAATTCACACAGCAAAGATATGGACTTTTTCTCTTACAAACAAACAACATGTGAAAAATTCACATTTACAATATAGATATTTGGCATTTATTGGCATATACATTTGTTTTGCTGAGAAAAAATCTCTAAATTTGCACCGATTTATTATATAATCAATGAGATAGTATATGTTACAGCAATTTATAGTTGAGAACTTTCTCTCTTTTAGGAACAGGGAAACCTTCTCTCTTCTACCTAATAAAGGCACTTTGAAAAAGGAACATAAAACGGAACCCATTAAAGGACAATGGGTATTAAAGTCTGCTGCAATGTTTGGAGCGAATGCAGGTGGAAAGAGCAATTTCGTAAAAGCGATTGAGTTAGGGAAAAGGCTTGTTCTAAGGGGCACGAGAACAGATGATTTGATAGATTTTTACCCATTTCGCTTGAGTTCCGAAAATAAAAAAAGAGATACCACTATTATTTATCACATACTATGTGGTAACAAAAAATATGAATACGGATTTAGTTACAATTCTGAACAAATAAGTTCAGAATGGCTTAAACAAATAAACAAAAACAGCGACTGTGTTATTTTTCAAAGAGAAACAAAAAAGTCTGAATTTGAAATTTCATATCTACTTAAGCTTAACCCCAAAGAAGAAGAATCACAATTCCTTTCTTTTCTAGCAAAAGCAACGCCACAAAAGCAATTATTCCTCCACGAAGTTATGAGTCGTAACATTCATGAAAATGTATCAAATATAAAAGATTTAGATGCAGTTATCGACTGGTTTGTAAATTCCCTTAAAATTATATTTCCCGACACACCATACAAACAAGGTGTATTACTTAAAGCGGCTGATGATAACGACTTAAAACGTGGTTTTGGGGCACTATTAAGATACTTCAATACGGGCGTTGATGGTGTGAAATTAATAGATGTTCAATTTGAAAAACTTGGAATTCCACACGATTTACAACGTGCAATCAAAACAGATTTATCAAAATCCAATACTGATGAAGCATTTGGAGCATTAAGATTTGACGATAACCTGTATTTAATTAACTTGATTGATGGTGAAATTAGGGCTAAGAAATTGATGACTGTGCATAAAAAAATGGATGAAGCTGACATTGAACTTTTTTCGCTTGGCGATGAGAGTGATGGTACAAAACGTTTATTCGATTATATTCCACTTATCTTGGACTTGATTCAAGGAGGAAAAGTCTTTATTGTTGATGAAATGGAACGTAGCTTACATCCATCACTTATTAAGCAAATAATTTTATTGTTTTATAAGCATTCAAAAGATGTTTCTAGTCAACTGATTTTTACCACTCATGAAAGCTCTTTAATGGATCAAAAGATATTCAGGAGAGATGAAATATGGTTGATGAAAAAAGACAATAACGGTATCAGTTCATTTGGACGAATGGATAATTTATATAATGTGCGTTTTGATAAAATGCTTCAAAACAGTTACCTCAATGGCGAATACGGCGCAACCCCCATATTCGAGACAGAAGAAGAGATAAATAAATTATTTTCATCTTTAAAATAATTTTCTGATGGTAAGTTTTATTTCTAAATTTTTGTTCACTGCCACGGTAACAGCACCAACATTCTTGTCACTGGGATTAATAGGTGTTATTAAGGATAGCACGAATTATTTTCAACTATGGGATGATATGCTAGAAAATAAGATATTTCCTACTAGTTTTGGGACAGTCGCGAAATAGGCTTAAAATTATAACAAATTGATTGTCAATGTGATAAAAATTTCATATCTTAGCTACAGGAATTAAAAATTCCTCCGAACACCCTGGAAAAGTGACTTTCGGAGGAAATGAGCAAAAATAACTCATGGCAAAAGTACGAAATTTATCTGACATTCAGCAAGAGATTGCATTTACAGAGTTTGATTTTTATCAGCGATACGAAGAGAGCTTCAAAACATCGGAACTTGGACGGATCAAGTCACTTCTTCCTCTTCGAGAGATGGCGATATCGTTCGGTTTAGTAGAAGAGAAGCCGAAGAGTTTGAGAGTGAAGCGAGGACGAAAGTCCTTCTTCACACCTGAGGGCAAGGTGGCGTTGGCGTTCTTGAAGATGTATACAGGATTGTCAGCTCCGAAGCTGATGGATGCGTTGAATGGAAACATCCATTATCAGATCTTCTGCGGGATCAGGATCAGTCCTGAGAACCAGTTGACAAACTACAAGCTGATCGACAGCATTCTGGTAGAATTGTCCAAGAAACTGAAGATTCAGGAGCAGCAGAAGGTACTTGCAGATGCATGGAAGCCGTACATGAAGAACCTTGATACTGTCTATACAGATGCCAGCTGCTATGAAAGCCTGATGCGCTTTCCAACTGACGTGAAGTTGCTTTGGGAATGTGTAGATAGAGCATACAAGATGATGTGCGGTATCAGTTCTCAGCTTGGTGAGCATCGAATGAGAACAAAGTACAATGATATCGACAAGGCGAACCTGGCATATAGGAAGCAGCGCAAACATACTCATAAGCAGACCAGAAAGATGATAATGAGACTGCTTGCATTGCTGGGCAAGATACTGGGAGAAATCCGCAGACAGATGCGCGTCCATCCGGATGAAGAACTATTGAATTACAAGCAGTTGGATATGCTTGAGACTGTCACAAGGGTATATCGTCAGCAGAAGAACCACTTCAAGAGTGGTGACTCTCGTGAGAGTATCCCTAACCGTATTGTAAGTCTCAGCAAGCCTTACATCAGACCGATAGTCAGAGGCAAGGAGACCAAGATAGTCGAATTTGGAGCGAAGTGCAACAACATATTGATTGACGGAATATCGTTTATTGAGAAGCTATCATTCAATGCATTCAATGAAGGAACGAGACTTAAGCACTGTGTGTCATTGTCGAAGAAACTTACAGGCGTTGATGTAAAAAAGATAGGTGGCGACCAGGGTTACTCGGGTAATGACAACAGAACTTTCTGCAAGGAGAATGGTATTGAAACCTCATTCACTCAGAAAGGACGAACTGGAAAGAATGAAGTTAAGAACGCTACTAAACGAGAACTTGCACGCGTTCGAGCTACAGCAATGGAAGGCTCTTTTGGAACTCAGAAGGAGCATTATGGTCTGCGAAAGATTGCTGCAAGGATAAAATCGACAGAGATCATGCTGATCTTCTTCGGTATCCACACAGCAAATGTGGTAAACCTTGCAAGACGAGAGTCAGTCCAAGTAGCTCTTGCAGCCTGA